GATCTTGTCTTAACAGATGGAGCAACTTCTACAGGAAAAAACGTATACTACAGACTTTATGGTACTTTAGCAGCTAACCGAACGGTTACTATGCCAGGTACTGCAGAAAGAGTCTGGATCATGAAAGACGATACTGTTAGAGGAACATCAAATAGAACTTTAGGGGTTTTAACTGCTTCTGGAACGGAACAACCTATTCCTCCAGGGGCTACTGTTTTATGTAAATCTAATGGCTCAGAAACAGTTGTAACTATTTTAGAAAAAGGATATGCATCCATTACTAATTCTAATAGTCCTTACACTGCGGTTGCAGGTGCACAGATTTTAGCAAACACTACTACATCAACCATTACCGTTACCTTACCTTCATCTGCTTCTACAGGAGATGAAGTTACAATTATAGATTCATATGGTACTTTTCTATCTAACAACTTAACCGTAGACCGAAATGGCTTAAAAATTAATAGTGGAACTTCTAATTTAACCTTAAGCAATAACGGTCAATCCCTTACATTAGTCTATGTAGATGTTACTCGAGGGTGGGTGTACAAGACTAATTATACTTCATAGGAGCTACAGAGATGGCTCTCTTTGAAATGCAATTTCAACCGGGTGTCGATAAGCAGGACACTGCTGTCGGAGCTACGGATCGCTGGGTTGATTCAGACAATGTTAGGTTTAGATATAATCTTCCTGAAAAAGTAGGAGGATGGTCTTCTTTATTAACTGATACCATTGTGGGTGTCGCTAGAAAACAACACGCATTTGTAGATACGGATGGAAACAAATATGTAGCCATCGGTACTGATAAATTTTTACTTATATATTTTGAAGGAACTCTTTACGATATTACCCCGTGGCGTTCGAATAATGCTGGGGCTCAAACCGAATTTACTGGATCAACATTAGCCACAGACAGTACGACAAATAAGCAATGTACTATTACAACTGGTTCTAATCATAGTTTAGAAGTAGGAGATATTATTGTTTTAGATAGTGTTACTTTACCTGGTGGTACTGGTTTAAATGCAACTGATTTTGAAGATAAAAAATTTCAAGTTTTATCGGTTCCAACTTCTGTAACTTTTACTATTGACTCTTTAAATCAAGCGTCATCTGTAGTCGGTACAGGTGGAAGTATGACAGTTCAACCTTACGCAACGGTGGGTCCAGCTGCTCAAACTTATGGTTATGGATTTGGTGTGGGTAATTTTGGTGGAACGATTACGGGAGCTCAAACAGATACCCTAGATGGAGCTTTACTTGCCGATACAGCTGGTACAGGGGGAGTCGGCACAAGTATTACTTTAGACTCAACTACTGGATTTACTTCAACAAATGGAACTATTTTAGTTGATAGTGAATTAATTAAATACACCGCTATTTCATCAAATGATTTAACAACAATTACTAGAGGAGCTTATGGAACAGCGGTCTCTGGTACAACTGGAAGTGCTCATAGTGATGGTCAAACCGTTTATGACGCAACCAATTATACTCAATGGGGAAATGCAGTTAATGCTTCAGACGTTACACTAGAACCAGGTCTCTGGTCTCTAAGTAATTGGGGTGAAGTTTTAGTTGCAACTATTTCCAATGGAAAAACTTATACATGGAATTCAGGAATAAGTGGATCAGCAAGATTCACAAATAGAGCTTCAACTTTAACTACGAGTTATGTAACAGCAATTAGTGGAACTGAAGGAAACCCAACAGCTAGTCGATTAACTTTAGTATCACCTACTACACGACACTTAATTCATTTGGGAACTGAAACAACTATAGGAACAGATTCCACACAAGATGATCTGTTTATTAGATTCTCGGATCAAGAAGCTATTAACACTTTTGCTCCAACCGCTGACAACAGTGCAGGTACACAAAGACTTCAAGACGGAACTAAAATTATGGGAGCTATTAAAGGAAAAGAAAATATTCTAGTCTGGACCGATAATGCGCTCTACTCGATGAAATTTGTAGGAGCCCCATTTACCTTTGGCTTTGAACAGGTTGGTACGAACTGTGGATTGATTGGACAGAATGCGTGCTGTGAAATAGATGGTGTTGCTTATTGGATGGGAAACAATGGTTTCTTCTCTTTTGATGGTACGGTTAACTCTCTATCTTGTTCCGTAGAAGACTATGTTTACGGAGACTTTGATACTACTAAAGGACAACAAGTATATGCAGGTATCAATAACTTATTCACGGAAGTAGTTTGGTATTATCCAACGTCTGGTTCAACCTATAATGACAGATATGTTATATATAATTATGGAGAAAAAACTCAGCTCCCAACAGGAGTTTGGTATACAGGAACCAATACTAATTCGATTAGAAGTACCTGGATTGACTCTATTGTTTATCCTAAACCTTATGCCACTCAATTTAATAGTTCAGCTACAGGAAGTTTTCCAAGTATTATTGGAGAAACAGGACTAGGCCAAACAGTTTATTTTGAACATGAGGTAGGAACAGATCAATTGAACCCTGATGGATCTACTACAGCTTTAACATCATCCTTACAATCTTATGATTTTGCTGTTCAAACCGATAAAGGTCTGGGAGAATATTTCCTAGCTATGAGAAGATTTATTCCTGATTTTAAAACTTTAACAGGAACAGCTAAAGTAACCATTGGATTAAAAGACTATCCTTCAAGTTCTTCAACAGACAGTACCTTAAGCCCATTTAGTGTTTTACCAAGCTCTACTAAATTTGATACCAGAGCTCGAGGAAGATATGCAAGTATTAAAATAGAAAATGAAAGTGCAGGAGAAGACTGGAGATATGGTACTTTCCAAGTAGATGTTCAAGCGGACGGGAGAAGATAATGGCTAAAATAGTAATAAGATTACCTGAACCTAGAAAAGAATACACGGAAGATAATCAAAGACAAATCAACAGATCTATCAGTTCTCTTATAGAACAATTAAATTCAACATATATGCAGCCTGATAAAGATGATCAAGAAAGGTTTAATTTCTTTTTAAGCTAATGGCAAACGTATATAAAAACATTCAAGCAAAAATTACTTCTGCAGGGTCGTACGATGATATGTATGAAACACCTACAGAGACTACATCATTAGTTAAAAGCGTTAAATTATTTAATACTCATGGTTCAGCTTTAGATGTAGATATTAAAGTCCACGACGCTTCTTCAAGCACCGATTATGAGTGGGATAAGGTAAGCGTGGATGCCAGCGGCAGTGTTGATTTATTAACTTTTAACAATATAATTATCCTCGAGGCAGGGGATAAATTAAAGATGCAATGTGCCACAGGAAATGTTATAAAGATGACAGCATCTGTGCTACAAACGAGCAGATCATAGGAGAATTATGCCATTTATAGAACAAGAAGCGAAGAGTGAATACAAAGAAATTGATGGTAAAAAAGTACATGTTATTACCCCTGAAGTAGAGATCACATTAACTAATACTGAAACAGGTACTGAGTATATGTCAGACAAAGAAGCTGACGATGATGTCGACAACCCATCTACAGACACTAAAAGAGAGCATATTCGAAGAGATGTGCATATAAAAGTAGCTGCTCTTAAACTAGGAGCGGATACCGGTAAGGTATAAGATATTGACGATGAACAAAAAAACAAGTAAACTGGTAAGTTCAGGTATAATCCCTGCGATTTTCATATATAATCATACAATAAGGAATTAGAAATTATGTCAATTTTAGACTGGTTAGACACAGCAAACGAATACAGTGATTTAATTAAAACAGGGGTAGCCGCAGCCTCTACATACGCATCTTACCAAGACCAAAAGAAAAAAAATGAGATGCAACAACGAGCCTATGACGATTATATGAAACAAGTAAACGAAGCCGGTAAAGAGGCACGAGCAGCTATTGATATAAACTATACCCCTATGACAGTATCCGGAGTACCTACAACTAAAGCCGATGTTACAGATTTTACTGCAGTTGCAGCGAAAGGTGGACTAATGTCCATACCGAATAGACAAAGAAAGAGATATGCAAGAGGTCCTGAAGAAGCTGAGGTAATGGAAATGGACGAAGAAGTAATTACTCCTGAAGGTTTTAAAATGGAAACAGGAGTGGATGTTACTGGCGAACAAGTTTTTTATAATACGGGCAGAGGCGACAGAGCTAATGCTATGATGATTTGGGATCAAATGGATAGTTCTGATAAAATGCCTTTTGATTTTGATTTTGAAATTTTCTTTCTTGATGGTGGTTGGAGAGACATGATTAAAGGTGAAGGACCAGCAGTTCAAGGAGAAACTCAAATGGCTTCTCATGCAGGTAATGATGCATTCTTAGAGAATAGATATCAAGAATTATTAGAGTTAGGTTTATCCCCAGCAGAAGCAGCTGCACAAGCTGAAAAAGAATTAAGTTCAGGCAATGTCCCAGGGCCTATGGCTATTGGTGGTATTGCAGGTTTGAGAAATGGTGGAAGACCTGGGTATAACATAGGAGACGTGGTTACAGCTGATGCTGAAGCAGTAGTTTCAGACGTTCCTCAATCTCAAGTAAATCAGATTCAAGGTAGTCAAATGAGTGAACAAGCTTACAACGAAATATTCAGAAAGTTTATGGAAAGATTTCCTAATATGGATACTGACAATATGACTCTAGCTGACATGATAGCAATGCTTCAAGCAGAAGGAGTTATGGAACAGGATTTAGGAATTTTAGGATTAGATCGTGCAATGGGGATGATTACACCTCAAAGTGCTGAGAAAAGTGCTCAAAGAATATCT